ACTAAATTTGTTGGTCTTTGTGGTGAAGCTGGTATTGATTTAGACGATGAGAAAGTAAAGAAAGAACGAAACTCTTTAGCTAGTTTTGGTGAAGTGATTGATAATAATTTTAAATACAAAAATTTAGAAAGCTATCAACAAAAGGTAGAAGTTCAGTTTGATGATTTACCTATACCAGTTATTGGTTATATAGATTTCTTATTTAAAGATGTAATAGTTGATTTGAAGACAACGGTTAGAATGCCATCAAAGCCTACAGAAGCACAAATGAGACAGATGGCTTTGTATTCTATGGCATATCCAAAAAAGAAAGTAGATTTGTTTTTTGCATCGCCGAAGATGCATAAAAAATTTAGACTTAAAGATTTATCTTTGTATAAAAAGCAACTGCAAACTGTAGCATTTAGTATTCAAAGATTGTTATCATTGAGTGAAGATAAACATTACATTGCTTCTTTGTTCTTTCCAAATGTTGACTCATGGATGTGGTCGTATAAAGCGAAACAAGATGCTAGTCAAATATGGAGTTTGAAATAGATATAGAAAATAAATATAAAGGTGGTCTAGAATATAGTATAGCCATAAAGTTGCATACAATTAAAGCTAATTTTGAGTATGAAACTGTAAAAATACAATGGCAAGATTTATGTTATAGAACATATAAACCTGATTTTATTTTAGATAATGGCATAATTATTGAAGCAAAAGGACATTTTACAGCGGCACATAGAAGAAAGCATATAGAGGTAAAAAAACAACATCCTAATTTAGATATACGTTTTGTTTTTGGTAACAGTAAAAACAAACTATACAAAGGATCAAATACTACTTATGCACAATGGTGCGTAGAACAAGGTTTCTTATACCATGACAGAATTATACCCGAAGCATGGTTAAAGGAAAAGGGGAAGAACGAACATCCAAAATTTATTAAATGTATAGGAGGTACAAAATGATGTATAGAAAAAACCCTGAAGCAATTTACTTAGAACTAGTTCCAAAAGTTGATGGAACATATTGGACTGGAGAAGTTGTGTTAAATATTATAGCTCACCCTGATTCTAAATTAGATGCAGAAAGCAGAGCTAGTTTAATGCATTTAGCACAGTTAGTTGCATCCTCTGTGCCAATCATGGATTTAGATCCGGGACTTTTGACAAAGCTAGAAAACTTCTTAGAGTCTTTTGTAAAAGATAAATTTGTAAGAAGAGAAGAAGACAGTAACGTAATACATATAGATTTCAAAACTAAAAAAAGAAACAACAAGTGAGACATTTAGAGTATATGAAAATGAGAGCAAAAGAAGTAGATATGGTGAACCATCCACCACATTATAATAAAGCAGGTATTGAAACAATAGATGCTATAATCGCAGCCACCGATGAGGGGTCTGAATATTACTTTCAAGGTAATATAATCAAATATGTGTGGAGATACAGATATAAAAATGGTGTTGAGGACTTAGAAAAAGCACTATGGTATCTCAAAAAATTAATAGAAATAAAAAAGGATGACACGAGTTAAAATACTGGTTACAGTAAAAGTAGACCACGAAGAATATCCAATACCCTCTGATGGTAATTTAGCCGCAGAGATAGAGGATTACTTGAGAGATATAATACATGAGGTTGATGGTTTGAAAATAACCAGTTTAAGAATAGTTACAGAGGATACATAAATGAATAACTACCTACCAACAGATTACCAAAATTTTATTGCTCTATCTAGATATGCTAGATGGAAAGATGATGAGCAACGTAGAGAAACGTGGATTGAAACTGTTGATAGATATTCAGATTACATGTGTAATCATTTATGGAGTAAGCATAATTACACAGTTACAAAGGCATTAAAAGAGAAGATCAATGATGCGATTACATCTTTAGGTGTCATGCCTAGCATGAGAGCATTGATGACTGCAGGTGTTGCTTTGGACAGATGTCATGTCGCTGGTTATAACTGTAGTTATATACCTGTTGATAGTCCTCGTAGCTTTGATGAGTGTATGTATATTTTAATGTGTGGTACTGGTGTTGGCTTCTCTGTAGAAAGAGAAAATGTAGATAAGTTACCTATTGTCAACGAACATTTTGAAGACAGTAGCACTGTAATAACAGTAGCAGATAGCAGACCCGGTTGGGCAAAAGCTCTCAGAGAAATGATAGCTATGCTTTATGTGGGTCAAGTACCAAAGTGGGATGTATCACAGATAAGACCCGCAGGTGCTAGATTAAAAACATTTGGTGGTAGAGCATCAGGTCCTGCCCCATTAGAGAACTTGTTTAGCTTTTGTATTGAAAAGTTTAAGGCTGCAAGAGGCAGAAGATTATATCCAATAGAGTGCCATGACATCATGTGCAAGATAGGTGAGGTGGTTGTTGTTGGTGGTGTTAGACGATCAGCACTTATATCTTTATCTAATCTTGGCGATGATCAGATGAGACATGCTAAGTCAGGATCGTGGTGGGAGAACGAAGGACAGAGAGCATTAGCAAATAATTCTGTCGCATTTAAAACGAAACCTGAAATGGGTACATTCATGAGAGAGTGGACTGCTTTGTATGAGTCTAAATCAGGGGAACGTGGTATATTTAATAGAGAGTCTGCTAAAAAGAAAGTAGACGAGAATGGTAGACGTAGTTCTGACCATCAGTTTGGTTGCAATCCGTGTAGTGAGATTATACTCAGACCATATCAGTTTTGTAATTTGACAGAGGTAGTTTGCAGAGAAACAGATACATTAGAATCATTACAAAGTAAAGTTCGCATAGCTACAATATTAGGAACTTTCCAATCTACTCTGACTGATTTTAAATATCTACGTAAGGTATGGAAAGACAATACAGAAGAAGAAAGATTGTTGGGTGTGTCTCTTACAGGTATACTAGATAATCCAATACTTAATAGTAACTACTATGGTTTGGATGATATCTTAATGGACTTAAAACAAGTGGCAATAGATACTAACAAGAAGATAGCTAAAGATTTAGGAATACCACAATCAACTGCTATCACTTGTATAAAGCCATCAGGCACGGTGTCACAGTTAGTTGATAGTGCTAGTGGCATACATGCTAGACATAATGACTTCTATGTTAGAACTGTTCGTGGTGATAACAAAGATCCACTCACACAGTTTATGCAACAAGTAGGCATACCCATAGAGCCTGATATAACAAAGCCTAACAGTGTATCTGTGTTTAGTTTTCCAATGCGATCACCAAAGGGTGCTATCACTAGAACTAAGATGACTGCCATAGAGCAGTTAGATTATTGGCTCTTGTTCCAAAGGCATTGGTGTGAACACAAACCATCTGTTACTATTTCTGTGAAAGAGAATGAGTGGATGGATGTAGGTGCATGGGTGTACAAAAACTTTGATGAAGTTTCGGGTATATCATTTTTACCTTTTAGTGAGCACACATATCAACAAGCACCATATCAAGACATAACAGAAGAAGAGTATAATAAGTTGATGGAAAAGATGCCAACCCAAATTGATTGGGGTATGTTAAAAGATTTTGAAAAAGAAGATACAACTACGGGGAGTAAGGATCTTGCGTGTGTCGCAGGGGCATGTGAAATAGTTGATATAGAAGGAAGATAAAATGCGAGAAATGTTATTAAGTGCATGTAAATCTTATTATGTTGGTTTAATAAACAAACACATAGCCAATGTTGAGATCTACTTGAGTAGATCCACTGGTATAGGAGAACACTCCGATATCATAGCTTCCATAGATAAAGAAATATCAGAGATTGGAAAATACGATGATAGGCTATCAATGATATTAAAATATCTTGAGAGACCAACACAAAAAGAAAACTCTAATGAAACAAAAGAAAAAAATTCTAAGTAGACAAGAGAGAGGACTAGGTAAATACGATGCACCGTTAAAGTTGCAGTTTAATCAAGGGATGACTGGATTTAAATTTAATAAGTTGAATCCATTCTCTGATAAGACTATGCAACATCGAGAGTGGCAGAGAGGGTATAACTCTGCTTATTTTAAACAGGCAACAAAGAATGAGTCTAGAAGACGAAGCTAAAAAATTTATGGAAGGGAAGAAAAATTCTTTCCCAAAGAGAATGGAAGAGATTATAAATAATTTAAAAGATATAGAAGCTATTGCTGAAATAACTTTAAAAAAGTTAAGGGAGTTAAATGCAAAAAATAACTCCAACTCATGATCTGTCTTGGTATTTAAAATGGGCAGGATCATTGTTCATCATGTCAGGGATAGTCTGCAGAGCAGTCGGTGTATTTCCCCTCTACGATTTAGTATCCTCCTGCGTAGGCACTGGTTGTTTAACTGCTATGGCTTATCTTTGGCATGATCGAGCATTATTAGTATTGAATGGGGTTGCTTGTGCTGCTCTTATGATGGGTATATTGAGAGCATTTGCTACTTAATAAAGCCTCTTTCTCTAGCTATATTTAATAACTCACCGTAGTCATCGTTCTCTACCTCTATCCCATAAATATTTTCAAAGTCTTGTATTACTATAGTTCTTTCGGCACTTGATAGATTTTTTAAGAAACGTGATTTGTTTTTTCTAATAATGTCATTGTCTGTGTCCCATTCTTTTGCACCTGTGGCATAAGCCAAGGCTTCATTTCTAGCAGCATTTAATCTAGTTGTTAACATTTTCTTTTTTATAAGATCTGAGGGTTCGTTTATATATTCAGGACTATTAATAAGTTGACTTAAACCACTTTCAACCCTTGTAGCAACAAACTGTCTTGCCTCTCTATTCCCCTTGGGATCACCAACTAATTTTCTTGGTGCAACTTGAACGTAGTCCATTTTAAATCTATCAAATTCTTTTTGAACATCATTCTTTTCTGCTTGTGGTGTTAAACCTGATATTTGCCTAAATAAAGGCATATGATTTCTAATACCCGTAGTTTTATACGGAGATGTTTGTGCAGGTCTCTCAAAGAAACCATCACCATCTGCATGTATTTCTATTGGAAAAGATCTAGTTGCTTGTTTTAATGCATAAGGTAAAAATTCTACATCAGTATTGTCTGAAAGCAGTCTATATTCAGGACTAATCATAGCATAAACATCTTTCAACATTCCTGCCCCAACTACAAATGTACTTAAATAGTTTCCTAATAATCTAGCTCCTATTTCCTCACCTCTTTCTAATGCTTTAATATCACCCTCTGCGACTATGGCTTTGGTTAATCCATCTACAAAGTCTAAACTAACACCTGCTCTACCAAAAGCACCACCTGTTAAAGATGTTATTAGATCTCTAGTTTTAAAATCAGGAATTACTTTGTCATTCTCGTGTAACCTATACCCAAATCGTTTCTCCAAAGGACCGTTAGGTCCTCCATACGAGTATAACATATCTGCTATTACTGCAAATGGTGTAAAAGGTCCTAGTGCTGCTCTAGCATCGAATGTTCCATGACCAAAAGGATTTTTGTATACATAAGCACCTGTATTCTCGTCACCCAACTGTTCTCGCATTCCGTAGAAAGCAGTTAATAAAGAAAACCCTGTTACTTGTTTACCAAACCTCTCTGCAGCCCCTGATTTATTTAATATGTTTCCTAAATTAAACATACCTAATACAGGAGCATGTTCATAAGCAAATCTAAATGCATTAACCATGTATCTTGGGAATGGTACAAAAGTAGAAGCTAATGCAGATTTACTAAAAAAATCTATAAATATAGCAGCGGCATCATTAAATGTACCCCCTCTGCCTCTAAATCTACCTGTTTGATAAGTAAAGTCCATAGCTTGATTCATGGCTTGAGCAACAGATTTATCATCCATTAATTTTAAACCACCACTGTTAACTAAGTCACTTAAATTATTTATTCCTTTTTCTTTAAATCCCCTACTAGATGTCTTTCCTGTTTTAGAATCTACAAATATATCTGCTCTAATCATCTTATCAATTTCACGAGAAAAAACTGCACTTTTAAATAAATTATCACTCATTGTGTTAAATGTATTAAAAAACCTTGCAGTCTTCATCAATCTGCTTTGATCATTACCAGCAAGTTGACCTATGTCTCCAAGCTCTCTAAATAATTGTTTTGCTCTATCTGAATTACCTAAAGTAGGATCTTTAAACATTCTTATTAAAACAGCAGTATCTTCACTTTGTAACCCTAATACCATGTCTTTCAATACTAAAGAATCATAGCTAGTTCTTAGTTCTGCTTTTCCTAATGCAACTGCTAGTTTACCTGCCTCTTTGGCTTGATCATCATTAAAAACTGCACCTTTTAATGGATAATATACTTTACCTTGCATACCTCTATAAACTGCAGATCCAAAATTATTTAAGGCATAAACATAGTTACGTAAGTATCCATTAGATGTGTTTCTTACCGTTGTTGCTGCTTGTACTGTCATCATTCCTATACGAGCTTTATTTAGAGTTGCTAGAAAATCAGATGTTGCATTTAAAAATTTACCTTTATCGGTTTTTTCTAATAGTTTTTTTCTTGCTGCCTCTGTCCCCTCACCCAAAGTAAATAATGCTTTATCTACTTCATTTAATTCTTTCATTATTCTTTCATTTAAATCTTTTTGTATTCTACCTGCTCTACCCAAAGTTCTACCCGCTTGAGATATGTCAGCTAAATATAAAGCTCCAAACTCAGATGGAGTTATTTTGTATTTTTCTAGTATGCCACCGAGATTTTCTATTAATTTATCTTGTCCAACATCTCCCTCAGAAGTTAAAGCTCTGTACACTCTAGACGTTATTCTTTCCTCTAAGTCTTCCTTACTGCCCTTCACAACACCAAATCTAGGACCTACTTTATCAGCTAGTTCTGCTCCCGCAGATGCAATATTCGCTATTATTTTATCATCTAAAGATATAGCTAAATCACCTATAGGCTCTTCTTGACCTAATAGTTTTAACTTTTTACCCATTTGCATTGCAGTTGTACCTGCAGTTTCTTCTAAAGATAATTTTAATCTGTCATTAAGCTCTTTACTTGCCTTACCCACAAATGTTTTGTTGCCTATATTTTTAGATGTTATATTTTTAAATACCTCTTCTACATCATTTCTTTTTGTTTGTAGTTGTCTTATTGCATAGTTCTCTGCAACATTTGCAGTGATTGCTTTTCTTGTTCCTGTATATGCACCTAGCAATGCTCCCGGTGCCATACTCAATGCTCCAGACAATGCCACTGTAGACATGTCAATATCATCTTTTAAACCTAAATCTACTCTTGTTTGTTCTTGTGCCGCTGTTGTACCTGCCCCAGCCGCACCATCAACCACTCCTGCACCTATTAATGTTTTATATCCACCTTTGGCAAATCCCTCTCGTAGAGCCTTAGTTCTAGAATATTCACCTGCCTTTTTCATAGCTGTAGTTGTTATAGCATCCTTCATGCCTTCTTTCTTAACACCGTTTCTAATTAATTCTTTTATGCCAAACTTTATACCTTGTTGAGCAGCTAAAGCTCCTCCTTTGGCAGCCCCAAAAGAAAACATACCAGCATATGTAGATGGGGCAGTAAACACACCACCTAAATAATCAGTTATAGTTTCGCCTGTAAATTCTGAATCTTGTTTGTCAAACGTAGACATGAGATTACCCATTCTAGTTAAACCCTCTTCATCGCCTTTGTTTACATAATCTTGAGCTTGATACATATCTCTAACAGCAGTAACCTCATTTACATTTTGATAACGAAAATGCTCTAGATATCTGTCATAAATATCCTCTCTATTCATAGAAAAATAGTCCTCTCTGTCAGCAAGAAACTGAGAGGCATCATTTATAAAATTAGTATTGTTTATTAAATTTTCTCTTGTAAGATCTTCTTGAGAAAACTGAGTGTAATCACCCTTCATTAAATAACTCCGAGTTTTTTCATCTCTTCATCTATCTCAGTAGAAGTGAAAGTTGGATTTTTAGATTCTAAACGAGACCTTATTTTACCCGAATACGTAGACATTAATCTAGTTTTATCTTTAGATTTTGCGTCTTTATATAAATCTACAAGATTTGGTATGGTTTGTTGTTTTAAATTTAAGTTCTTTTCCTCTACTCCTACAATCGGACTGCTTTTCTTTTTAATATCGGTCAATTGTGATTCAGATAGTTTATCTTGAGTAAGAACTTCTAACTTACCATCTATAACTGTTAGTTTTTTATTTGTACTAATTGCTTGAAAAAGTTTAGGCATTTGATTTACATCAACACCACCTGAAAATGCTAAAGCTATAATATCAGAGTAATATCTTACTGTTTCATTTATTAACTTTCTTTGTTTGTCACTGTCACCAGTGCTTAAATATTCACCAATATTATTTTGTTTAAAATTAAAATCATATGTTTTAACTAACAGATCTGTTACCCCTTTATCTAAAGCCATATAATCCCTAAATGTAAATGGAGTTATTTTACCCGACCTTTGTAGTTCTGCAGTTTTTTTAGCTTGTAAGAACTGAAAATCCATCATGTTTTTTATTCTAGCTTGTTTTTTTACATAGTCTGGATCTTTTGGATCTAACTTAGCGTTGAACATTTGCAATCTTCTTACCTCTGTTGCAGGATCTGTGCTCATGCCTAATAGTAAAGGATCAAGTTTAACCTTTGCTGATGGTGGTAAATCATCTAACGCACCTGAATCGTTAATATCTACACCTGCCGCTTTTAGCAGAGCCTCTGATCTCTTGGCTACTTCATTACCAGCAAAGGCAGGATCTCCACCAAATATATCAAATTTCATGATACCAACAGCTGCATCTTTTCCCAACTCTTTCATGTCTGGCATAACAACGGGATCTACTGTTCTTTTTGTTATGAGACTAGATGTTATAGGAGTGCTATGATTAAATCTCTCTGCAATTTTTACAACATTTAGAGGGGACTCTCCGTAAGAAGAGGCAGCGGCGGCACTTTTAGAATACTTTAAAGCATTTGTTAATCCAAATTGATTAACCAAGCCATCAGCAGCCAATAGCACATCTTCTGCATTGTTACCGTCTATACCACCTAGATTAGATATAATCTCATCTACAATTTTTTTATTATCTTTAAAACTTGCATCAAATTCTCTCTTTTGTGATATACCACTCTTAAAAGATGTTTGCACTAAATTATCGATATTAGTCTTTGTTCTATCAATATCATCTTGAAATCCTTCAGCAAAACCTTCTGCAGTCCCACGCACAAGACCCTTACCAAATTCTGAATCTAATCCTAATGCCTTTCCTAAAGAACCTAAAAATGCCATCTATACTCTCCTTGCCATTAAACCCATAGGTTGAGGTTGCTCTTCTTGTTCTAATTCTACTTGTGGCTCTTCTATTCCAATATCTTCTGTGGGTGTTCTTAATCCATTCATCTTATCATTAATAATTCTAGAGACAGCAGTTGGTCTTTCTGTTTCCATGCCTTCCATGCCAGTTTGATACTGAACACCCTCTGCTTCAGCTATGGTCATTAAAAGCTCTACTATAATAGGTATGACTAACATACCTACATCAACACTATGCACACCCTCCATAACACTTGCTAATTGTATTGTATTAGCTAATGTAGCTAGTGGTACACCCATCTCTATTACATCAACAAGTTGAGCCTTAAACTGATCTGTATTCATTCTTTCTACATAGTAGTTTGTAGCTTGTTCTACAGTTGTTATTTCAGGGGGTGTTTGCCAAGGTCGTGAACCAACCTCAAATGTCATACCCATTCCGGGTATAGGTCTATCAAACGACTGTTCCATCACGTTCTCCGTTCTTTTGCATTTTTCTTGCTTCTCTTATATGCATTTGTATATCTCTTGCCAAGATAGCGGGTTGTTGATTCATCATTGATGCTTGTTGAATAGGGGGTCTTGATCTAGTCATCATGCCCACACTTTTAGGTTTATCACCCATTTTAGGCAATTTGATTTTTTCAAACGAACTTAATAATTGTAATGTTGGGTTTGTTATCATTATCCAAATAATCCTTGACTTATAGCTGCAGATCCTAGTGTTCCAATCAACTTTCCTACAGCACCTCCTGCCGCAGAACTAGATGCCATCTTCTGTGTTTCTCTTTTAACATCTGCACTTAATTCTGCAACTGCTAATGAGTTTATTCTATCTAACTGATTATCTGCAGATGTCCATGCCCACTCCATAGTGTCATTATAGTGAGACCATAAATTATCATATGCCTCTTTAGATATATCAAGAACTGCGTTTGCATTCAACTCATTTGCTCTATTTACAGATGCTGTAGCTGCTGTTGCAATCTCTCTCCTCCACACTGCGTTGTTCTGTGCTATTGCTAGTTGATTCTGTGCGTTAAACTGATCACGTTGATTGTTTATCTCTGCGTTAAACCTCTCTACTGTATTCACTTGCCCTGCATTAAACTGAGCTTGTGCATTAGATTGTGTTGCATTAAACTGCGAGGCTTGTTGTGCTAAGTTAGAGAAGAACTGATCTACTTGATTCTGTGATGTTGCATTAAACTGATTAGCGGCATTTGTAGCAGCTTGATCTGTAAACAATGATTGTGTTCTTTGCTGTGCCTTAAACAACTCTGTCTGCTGTTTATTTGTTAAATTAGCCATATCTTGCTGTAAGAATGATTGTGCATTTTGTACAGCGGCTTGTTGTCTGTTATTTAAATTAGATGAATCTAAGTTGGCTAGTGCAGATGCCTCTGCTAATACAAGAGCTTGTCCATTAGATAGATTGTTTAAGTTCATAGTGTTTGTTGCACGACTATTTTCTAATGCTATCTGCTGTTCTGCATTAAAGTTTAAATTAGCTATATCACTAACCTTTGCGGCATTTTGTACTCTTGCTTGAAATGCTTGATCAAACTCTTGTCCAATAAACTGTGCTCTCTGTTGGGCAGCTAACATAGCACGTTGTTGTCTGTTAGATAAATTTTGATTCTCAAATTGTGCAAATACATTCGCATCTGCTTGTGCTACAGGTAAAGCTGACTCTATGGCAGCTTGTATTAATGCTTGACCTGCAATACTAGACGCACCCAAACCTCTTTGTTGCATTACTGCTTGTACACCTCTGATAGCACCCGCCGCCCATGATGGTGGGTTAGTGGCATCAAAGTTTGCAGTAAGACTTGCTAACTGTCCTTGCACTGTTGCTTGACTTGTTGGTGTCGCAGTTGCTGCTTGTATTTGCTCTGTATACTTAGATGCAGTCTCTGCATTAGCAGTAGACGATACTAGCTCACCTTGCTCTATTTGTCTTTGTATTGGATTTTGTAATAATGTAGCTTGACCTTGTGCAGCATTTAAATCACCGACACTTGATGCTGTTTGTTGAGCTGCTAATACTTTTGCCCTTGGATCTTCTAATGTTGTCTGTGCCGCTTGAGTTGCCGCCAAAGCACTATCTACCGCTGGAGCACTCCTCTCTGCAGAAGTTATGTTAGCATCTTTTTGTTGTTGTATATTAGCAGTTGTTGTAGGTGCAACTGTTGTAGGCACACCAACTGTACCCGATAGTTGCCCTAAATTACCACTTAATAATTGATCTTGTGTTATCTGTGTTCCAACAGGTATAGTTACACCACCTTGAGGCAATGCAGGGTTTTGTGCTCTATCAGTAAAAACATCGCCTATGCCAGTGTCAGGAGTATATTGTGTAGGTGGAGAGGGTACGTCTGCTTGTGGTAATTGTCTTGGATCTGCTTGAGCAGTTCCACCAACTTGCATATTAACAACACCACCCTTAGCCATTTGTCTAGCCATAGATTCAAAAACAATCATTTGTCTTTTCTTTTCAGGGTTTTGTTGTAAATAATTATCAAAGTCATCCATAGAACCTTGATAACCCATTCTATTGGCTATTTTTCTCATGCCTTCGGGTTTAAATCCTGCAAATTTTGCCATTATCTACTTCCTATTAATACCTTATCCAACTTATCTTCTAATCTTCTTAGTGCATCCATCAACTCGTGCATATCATCCTTAACGTCATCTTTACGTGCATACTCTTCTC